GATTAACTCTCTGAGATCACGTTTTAGTCGTTTCTGTTATCCTCGACGCTTTCTCTAACCCGTGAGTTCTAATATAGTCTAAAATATACTCTAACCAGGGATCCGCTTTCTGGATTTTGTTTAAAGATTTAGCAAATGCTAACCCGAACTCTCTACCCACTTCTTCATATAAAGCAAGTAGGAAACTTCTCCAGGGTACTTGGTCGATAACGGGTATTTCTACACCAGAATTGAACTGTTCTAAGACTCTGTTTTTCTCTCCCTTAAAAATAGCCAAAATTCTTTTCTGGGCGCCCTTCTCGAACTTTCTCTGTAAATATAAGTGCGTCCTAAAAGCGCTCTTTCTATCCTTAGCTTTTAAAAGATTTAGCGAGACATCCACTTTTTGATCTCTTTTCGCCCCATATCAAGCGGATGGGGTGTATCTCTTGTGATTTTCATTTCTGAAGTCATATCTTCGCCAGAAGGGACTAACGAGATAGGCATATAATACTCATCACCGCCCGGCCTCGGATCAAGTCCTCTCTTAGCTCGTCTCTCGTTGACACTGGCTAAACCGTAGGAAATCATTTTAACATCTATATCCGTTAGTTCGGCCTCATTTTCTTGTAATGCTTTGACCCCGCTAACATCGAATTTCCCGAAACAATTTATATCGAATTTTTGGATAAACTGCTCAGTTATCATCTGCTCAACTTTAGCTAATAGAGGCAGGATTTTGTCGTTCCAAAACATTCTCATTTGCGCTTCAGAATTAGCGTAGTTCGCATACTCAAAGATACCCACAACAGCGGGAGGGACACCTAAAGAGGCGCAGATTTCCTCTCTGTGAGTTTTAATCAATTCAAGGAATTGGGCATCCTTTGGCCCCGTACCCGTTGGTTTGTATTGTACCCCCCCGTAAAGGACAGCCACATTGTGCGCTTTATCCACTCCTTGATGGGCTTTCTTCCAGTTCGCTCTCAGGCGTTCAATATCTTGGTCTTGTAAATTCTTTTCTGTCTCTAAAACAGCAGGGACAGAGGCATCATTTTCGAAAAATCTTCTATTAAAAGCCCTAGCATAGTAATCAGCAGTAAGAGTAAGAGCTATACTCGACAACGGTGACAACCCCCATAAAGGCGAACTGGGATCGTAATATCTTAAATGCAAAACACTCTCAGGGGTAAGCGAAATCGTCCTGGCGTTAACCGTGTAGGTGTACTTTTTAATCCTTTTAAGAGGATCGGGAACGATTTTAACCATATCGGGGCTCATATGGTGCAATGAATAAGGATTTTTATCTTGATAAACTATCTCGGCAAAATAATTTCCAGTCGCCTCAAGGTCTATTATCATCTGCTCCCAGAAATCATGGACTGTCGTATAATCGTTTACAGATTGAAAAATTTCATAAATCGCCCCTTCGGTCACCTCTACAAGCTCGTCATCTTGTTTAGCGTAAATTTTAAACGGTACCGAAGCCACAGCCTCAGCAGTTTTGTCAATACAGGCGTTTACCCAGGGGTGATTCTTATAAATATCTAAATAGTCTTTAATCCCCGCAGGTGTTTGGAAAGTCAATAAGGGATCGCTGTAAGTGATATCAGCCACGTAAGAGGTCGGCTTTTCCACTTTTTGATAACCAAAATTTTTAAGAATATTATCTATTAAAGCCATGCTACCCCTACTTCATTTCTGGAAGAGCAATGCGTATAGACGGCGTATCTTAAAGCGTCCATCGCATGATCCATAAATTTAACTGGTTCATCTAACACTTCCCCCTTAGAGGTCTCTTTGTATTTATAGCCTTTGATCTCTTTTATAAAATTGGGGCATCCAGCCGAAACATGCACTTTTCTTCTTTTACAAAAGTCTATTCCATCCTTAACTGATTTATCCGCAGGTCTGATATCGAAGCCAGCCCTGGATATCTCTTCAATACGAGCTGGTTCTGATGAGTCGGCATAGATAGTCCCCATTATTTTCTGATCCCTTAGAATGTTTATTACATCTTCATTTGTGAGATATGTCTTATATACCTCTTCTAAAATATAATCCTCATTATCCTTAATCCCTATTTTTAAAGGCAAGTAGGATTGTTATAACCGAAATCTAATCCGTAAATTATTTCATCGAATTCTTCTGGAAAGATTTGGCACATACTCCAGTTTTTATAAATCAAATTAGTAGGCTGAGCAAAATCCCCTAAAGTATAAATTTTGTAAAAAGATTCATCTTCATTTTTTAAATGCTCTAATTGGTCGGTGTATTCTTTGCTCAAAAATCTTAAGTTATCTTTATAATTAACCCTCAACTTATCCGCATTCGATTCTTGAACCAGATCATAGACCCACTTTTCGTATAAAGGATTAAATGTAAGGAAAATCTGATTAGGCACCCCATTGGTTTTCCTGCTTAGTCTCAACTTCAACTGTCTATAATCAAAAAGAGAAAATTCGTTGGCCTCCTCCATCCAAATATAATTAAACTCTGTGGATTTTATCTTTTCGGGATCATCTAAACCACGAAAGATCATCATATTTTTTTGAAATTCTATAATTCTGTCCGCCCTGTGTTCGATCACATCAATATTTAATTCTCTAATCAAGTCTTTAATAAGCATATAGCAAGAAAGTTTTAAAGATGGAGTTGTCTTCCTAGTAATCAGGAAATGCTTGTCCTTTTCGCAGAGAAACTTCTGAAGTAAATACTGCGCAACGGTATAAGATTTCCCTGATCTGGCCCGCCGTAAACAATCACATCCTCCGCCGTAGTGTTTTTCAAAAAAATTATAAATCTTTTGATTGACTAGCATCTATAAGTTCGAAAACAACATGAGGTGGCTCCTGACTTTCCTTCTCCACCAGAATTAGAGTTAGCTTCGCCGCTGTTTCTATCAATCTTCCCAAAACACTCAAAGAACTCAAAGTAAGCCTAGGATCCTGACTTTCGTTGAGAACTTCTTTCGCCTTTAATATGCACTCCTGAAGTTCTCTGGTAATATCCAGCCTAGCCGAAGGAATCGGCTTTTCTACCAGAACCTGCATGTGCTTAGCGTGTCTGCTAACAGTTGCGATGGATATGCCAAATCGTTCCGCTATGTTCCGATATGATACTCCGTTTAAAATCTCCCCTTCAATCTCGGCCTTTTTCGGATGATAGCAGATAGTACACTTACGCAAACCTAGCTCCAATTGCAAAAAGTTCAAATAATTTTGATATCCACATTTCTATATTCAGTTTTAAATTAAGCCCTCCCATAAATCCCACCCAGAAGGGAAAATCTTAAATGGGAATTCCCTTGCCGTGCCCCACCGATTGGTGAAGTCGAATCGGCGTTTGTTTCCCCCTCTATATATATGGAACATTTTTGGCACCCCCCTTAGAATGCTTTAAACTGGCTCTGTATCTATTACACAAGCTAAATTCAAGAATTGGGCGCAAAAAAATAATTTTTAAACTATTTAAAATCCTTATCTTTAAACAGTTTTTTAATTTTTGAGATCGCTTTTTTGAGAATTTTACCAACAGTTTGGTGGCTTACTCCCAATCTATCGCCTATGTCTCGCTGGGTTAACCCGTCTAAAAATAAACCTACCACCCACCTCTCTTTAGATGATAATGTCTCATTTATCGTTTGCCAATCTTCAGGCGTTAATGTCCACTCAGAAATGTTCTCTGGCACAGTAAAGTTAAATTCTTTATTTTCAGCGAAAGAACACGGGTCATGCGACCATGTAGCACAGTACTTTTCCAAATGCGCACTCACGCTTTCCCCTGATAGTTTTGCCAGCCTTGCTTCTTGATAAAGGTCTTCTAACTCAATTTTAAATTCTTTAACTTTTTTGAATAGATCTTTCACAAATCGGATTTCATCACTAGTAAGTACTTCACCAGAATTCATAACCACCCCCTGTTAGTGTATTACTTACTTGCATCTTTTCAATGCTATGCTCCAACGCTAAAGCAATCGCCTGCGAAATAGACTTAACCAATACAGGATTTTTACCATCGCTGTCCCATACTCCCTCGCGATCCTCAGTTCGCCTAAGATGATCTATAACTTCATTTATATCCACTCCAGCCTGTAAAGCTAAGGCAGTTATCCTACATAACGACCTTGCCTCAGGATCGTGCGAGTCTATGAATATCTCAAAAACCTTACCATCCAACTTGTTAATCGTTATATAAACCCGCCCCCTCGGAGTCTCTATTCTTTCGGTAGTCCCTTCAAGAACTTTCGGTCTCATTACGCACCTCTATAAAGTATTCACACATATTCGTTTCC